TTCTAAACTGGGATAGTGCTTATGGCTATGGACGCAACATTGATAAACTCAGCGTTGTATATGGTTGCATAAATCTGCGAGCAAGTACTGTTGCCAGTTTGCCAATACAACTAAATCGTAAATTGGCAAGAGGACATGAGCCAGCCAAAGATCATGAATATTATGATTTGATTACCAAACGTCCAAATGGCTTTCAAACCAATTATACTTTTTGGCATTGGGTTATTACACAAGTGGATATGTTTGGTAATGTATATATCCAGAAAATCCGTAATAATGCTGGAACTGTAATAGAGATGTTTCCACTAAACCCAATCAGTGTTGAGGTTTTTATGAACAGCGATGGTATGCCGTATTATAAAATGAACATCACTGGTGTTGATGGTGTGAACTATTACAAAGAATTTAGTTATGACCAAGTTATTCATATCAAAGGATATAGCCGCAATGGTGTATATGGATTGAGCCTCATTGATACATTTCGTACATTATATGATGGCTATCTGGAACTGGAAAATGCTGGAACAGCAATAGCCAAGAATGCAGCCAAGCCAGCGGGTGTTGTATATTATCCTGGCAATATGAAAGAAGAAGAATTGGAAAAGATGAAGAGTGGATGGAAAGCAGGATTCACAAGTGGCAACAGCGGCAAAACAGCATTTCTTCCAAACACAATAAAAGTTGAAACTCCAACTGTTGGACTTACAGCACAACAAGCAGAATATATACAACAAAAGCAATTTAGTGCTCAACGTATTGCTGCTGACATTTTTAGAGTTCCATTGCATATGTTGGGATTAACAAATGCTCCAACATACAGCAGCATAGAACAACAAGCCATTGAGTTTGTACAATATACAATCACACCACTTGTAACAAACATTGAACAACAAATACAAAAGCAACTATTGGATGATGCTGAAGATGTATATATAAATTTTAATGTAAATGGATTGTTGCGTGGAGATATCAAAACCAGAATGGAATGGTATAGATTTGGTATTGAGCACGGCATTCTTACACCAAATGATGTGAATGAAGCAGAAGATACTGGATTATTTATTCCATCTGACAAAGGTGGAGACGATTATATTCGTCCATTAAACTTCACAGTTATTGGAACAGCACCTATACAATCTACAGCAGCACCTGCTATTTCATCACCTATCTAACTATTTATATCTATGAACAACAGTCTTGAACACAGAGCATATGATATGATGGATGTCAAAGTTGACAAAACACAACGCATTATTGAAGGCAGAGCAGTTGTGTATAACAGCATGAGCAATGAACTGCGTACATCCAGTGGAGATAAATTCCGTGAAATTATACAACCTGGTGCATTGACTGATAGTTTAGCAAGCAATGATATTTTAGCATACAAAGAACACAATCCAGCAATGTTGTTGGGAAGAAAAAGTGCTGGCACATTGATGTTGGAAGATAGAAATGATGGATTGTATGTAAGAATAAATGTACCAGACACAAGTTATGGACAAGACACATTGGTCAGTGCTGAACGCGGCGATCTAAAAGGATTTAGTTTTGGCTTCAACAGTCCAAAAACAAAAAGTTACAGCCGCTCTGGAGAAAAGATTCGTGAAATCAGTTCATTGAACTTGCGTGAAGTGAGCATTGTATCCAATCCAGCATATAATGAAACAACATTGAGTGTTGTTCGCAGCGAAGATTTCGTTGAAGAAACTAAAGAAGAAACTAAAGAACCAACTGAACGATCTGTTGTTATTGCTGAAGCATTGAAAAAAATAACAGATATGATAGAAAAGAAAGACGATATCAAAGACGACAGCAAAGAATACGAATATCGTTTCAAGTTTATATCACTAACACATAAATAATTTTGCCAAGGGCATCCCCAAGGCTTCAGATAAACAATAAAAAACAAAACATATGTCTAATCTATTACAAGATAGAAACACAGTATACGGGGAAATGAAGTCAATCATGTCCCTTGAAAACCGCAGCGAAGGTGACTTCGCTAAATATAATGAACTGGAAGCAAAATATTCCAGTCTTACTAAACAAATTGAAGCCGAAGTTCGCTTTGATGCTATCAAATCTTCAATGGGTGCAGCCTTTGACAAACGTGTAGTTGGATCTAGCAAGAGTGGCAATGACGAAGAAGTTCGTTCTGCTTTCTTGAACTATATTCGCACCGGCGATGTGTCTGAAGTTCGCAACATCAACAGTTTCAGTTCCACAGAAGGTGGAGTGAATGTTCCAGTAATTCTTCTTGGTCAAATCCAAAAAGCATTGCTTGAAAACAGCGTAATGCGTCGTATTGGTGCTCGTGTTATCAACACAACCAGCACAACCACATTGCCATTGGCTAATACTGCTCCAACTGCTCTATGGAAAGATCAATCCAATGCTCCAAGTGCAAGTCCTTCTGGTTCGTATGCTGACACTCCACAGAACTTTAGTTCTGCTACTCTTGGTGCATACAAACTAACTGGTCTTATCAGAATATCTGAAGAAGTTCTTCAAGATGCCAGCACCGATCTAGAAGCTACAGTCGCTTCCAATCTTGGTGTTTCTTTCGGCAATGCTGAAGAAACAGCGTTCGTGTCTGGTAGTGGCGTTCTACAACCAACTGGTTTGTTCCGCACAACCACAGCTGGCGGCAACAGTGCTCTTTCGCAAAATCTTGGATCGTCAACTGGCTCTGCATTGTTGGACAATATGATTGCTGCGTATTATAAAATGCCAGGTAATCGTCGTCAAGAAGCATGCTGGATCGTTGGTGATGGTCTTGCTTCGCAAATGCGTCAACTCAAGGCTAGTACCGCAGGTACATACTTGTGGGAAACATCTGTACAAGCTGGTCAACCAGATACATTCTTGGGTCGCCCAGTTTATACAACCTTTGCTGCTCCAGCTGCATGGCAATCAACAACTGGCGTAATGGGTGCTCTATTGTATCCACAACACTATGTTATTGGTGATCGCGGCGGTTATAGTCTAACTCGTCTAAACGAATTGTTTGCCCAAGAAGGCAACATCGGATACAAAGCATACAAACGTGTTGATGCAGTCTTGACAGACGGCAACTCGTTGGTGAAGCTGGTAGCGAACGTCGCATAAAGTTTGTTAGTTCTCTCATAAACAAAAGCCCCACTTTTTACAAGTGGGGCTTTTTATTGTATATAAAACAGCATATTCTATAGTATTCTTATAGTTATAGACATGAGAACTACAACCAATATATCTTCGTATGGACCAACACTCACAGAAGCTAAAAACTATTTGCGAGTTGATATAAGCAATGATGATGCACTCATAGGTGCTCTTATCACAGCCAGCTATGACCAAGTAACTGCTGAATGCAACAGACAGTTTAGTCCGTGCACGCAAAGTATGACTGTGTTCAGTTCAAGTGGTGATATATTTTTATCTACTCAAACTGTAAATACTGTAAGCACAGGCAGCATAAAAGAATATGCTGGAAGTTGGTACACATATATTCCAGAAGGTGAATATTTTACTGGAAATATATCATTCACAGTATCCAGTGGCAGCACTATTCCAAGCAATGTAAAGATTGCTCAAATGATGCTTGTAAATAGTTTTTACGAAAATCGTTTGCCAGAAAGTATTGGTGTAAGCACATCTCCATTGAGTTACAGCGTTGCTGCAATGCTCAATCCATATAAACTTATAAAGCCGCAATAATATGGCATATAATCCTGGAAAATTAGATGAAAGAATAGTGATGAAATATCCTACTAGCAGTAGCATAGATAGATTTGGTCAATCTATTATGACATACAGCAGCTCAAGTTTATGGACAAATGTAAAAAAGGAAAGTGGAACTGAAACCAGCAATGGTGGATATATCTACAACACTGCAACATATAAATTTACATTACGCAGCAACGATAATATAACTGAAAAATCAATTATAACATATGATAGCAATGATTATAACCTTGTGTTCATTGATGAACAACCTTTTATTGGATATACAATTGTTGTTGGAGAACGCAGAAACTAATGGCTGACATTCTAAAAGTTGATATAAAAGGATTGAGCCAACTTCAATCTAAACTTGATGCTATGACTCAAGATATGGCTGCTAAAAGCATTGTGAGTGCAGCATATAGTGCCAACAAGCAGGTTGTTGATGCCATAAAAAATAACATAGTATCAAATGGACTGGTGGATACAGGATTGTTACAA